GCGAGAGTCGAGGTAGCGGTAGGAGCAAGAGGCGGTGGGAGCAATGGCAAAGGCGCGTTCCATATTGTACGAGCGTGCCACCTCTGCAGCAGATTCAATTGCATTGTCAAAGGCGCTTACGGCATCGCCAGCCTTTGTCTCATACCAATAATCCCATTGCTCCGTGCCAAGCGTGTAGCTCTCTAGGGCGTTACCAAAATCTTCGTAAGAAATGCCATGAATGGAGAGGAAGTTGGCAAGGCCAAGAATACCTAGGCCCACCTGTCTGTCCTCTTCAGGCGAGAGATATTCACTGGTGCGGCCCACTCCAGTACGGGCATGAAGCTCGCAAACCTCTTTCATGCCAGCAGTAAACGCCTTCTCTAAATCATCAATGCCACATGCACCTGCGTTAATATGTTCAAGGAGGCAAGTTCCCCGAGACGGCATAGCCACTTCGAGACAAACCTGGAAGAAAACTCTACTCCCAAAACGATCATACTTCTTTTTGACAAGCCACACGTCCCCATTGGAGATCGCCTGAATTAGTTTAGTTCTAAACTCAGGCGTGGTGCGCTCAAAAAAGTACTCGTCTACGTTGATCGCACGTTTTGCCCATTGCAGCTCCTGTCGTGTCATGGAAATAAATTCCATAGCATCGGGATGGTCGTAGTCAAGATGAAGTACTACAGCCCCATTCTTAAACTTGCCGCCGCGACGAAGAATCTCATTGAGCGTTGAATAGATTTTGCCAAAAGAGCATGGTCCTGAAGCAGTAAGCCCTTTGCCGTTCTGTTCACCTCGCGGACGCAAGTTAGACAAATGCACTGCCACGCCAGCGCCATTACGAAGACCATGGGAAGTGAATCGCCAAGATGCTTCAATGCCATCACGGCCTTCCATTGAATCTTCAACGACAATTACTGCACAGCTAACCGGCAAGCGCCCCTCAGGGTCTTCCATCCAGCTTTCCACTCGTCCAGTGCGGGCAATCTTGTCGCAACGTGCCTTGTCCTTTAGCGCCATAGACGAAAAAGCCCGCGCAAGCGGGCGAGAATCAACAGAGGCAGACTAGCGCAGGACAGGGCTTCTTAACGGCTCAATCGCATAAGCCTTCACGATCTTCGACAGAGCAGCGGTCTTTCGCAAACAGGATGGCATCGTTGCGACTGCGGAAGTAGTGCGGGCGTCCTTCCCAAGCGATGAACCATTGAAAACCAGGCCGACTGGCGCAAGGCCACACCTTGATCGCAGACACCATAAATGGCGCGGGAAGGTCATCAAACATGCCCATAAAAGAAGCCCCTAGTCAGTTAAGGCTAGGGGCGATGGAAGGGAAGTGGTTGTTCGTTGTGAGCTATTTGCGTCTAAGACGATGAGGAGAACAAATGCCGCCGGAGCCGTAGCCGCTGCCGTAGCCGCCGCCGTAGTCGTCGCCGTAGCCGTAGCCGCTGCCGTAGCCGCCGCCGTAGTCGTCGCCGTAGCCGTAGCCGTCGCCGTAGCCGTAGCCGTAGCCGTTGCCGTTGCCGTAGCCGTTGCCGTCGCCGTAGCCGTAGCCGTCGCCGTAGCCGTAGCCGTTGCCTACGGGGCGAAATATAGCGATCATCACAGCCCCCAGTTGTCGCTTACCGGCACGCAAAAAATCTCTGCGCCTTCGGGCATGTCCACATCCGCCATTGGGCGAATGTCGGCGTTGCTGGGGTTTTCAATGACCTTGGCAAAGCCGCAGCTTTCCCAGCGGAACACCCACACAGCACGACTGATCCTGATGCGGCCATTCTCACGGGTGATGTCACCAGCAAAAATCCAACCACGATCAACAACAATTACAGCGCGGTTGCCATTGGGTTTGGCTGCAGGAATAGAATCGGCCCTGACGTATTCCACGCCATTAACAGAGATGGAAGGCAGTTCAGCGGAAGTCATGAGAAAAGAGCGATGGGGAATGAGGCAAGGCAAGGATAGAGCAGGCTTGTTGCCTTGTCAAGCGTCCGTTGGCGGAAGATAACTGGAGAATGCGTCACTGAGGGCTTCATGGCCAATGCCAGGTACTTTCTCCAGCCATTGATAAACCGCTCCAAAAAGCTTGTCGGCAGAGTGCTCAAGATCATGCACGCCTTCGGAGTAGCCTTCAAGCACAGTGCATACGTCATCGTAGATGGTGGGAGGCTGTTCCCAAGGTTCCTTTTCTTCGGCTTCTTCTTTTGCAAGAAGATAGCCAAAGGCTGCGGCGGCACGCTTGGTTGCGCATAGCTCAAAAGCCTCAAACCTATCTACTAGCTGCTTGAACTCTGGCAACGTGGCATTTTCCATGGCAAGGCCAATTAAGCGTGTTTGATGGAAAGGGTGATCAGTCATTACTGGGCCTCCAGTTCAGCGAGACGGTTGAGGGCGGCGCGGATAACAGAGAGCTGCGGTGTAGTTATGGCTGTGAAGTCGTATTTACCGGCGTCTTCGGGCAGTGTTGCCAGCGCCTGTTCCGCCAGCGTCGGCGGCTTGGGGCGGCGGGCGGCGCGGAGATCAATGGCGATTCGGTGGGCGGGGCGAAGTTGTCCTCGGAGTTCAGATTCAATCCACTCACAGCACGCCTCCAGCTCCTGATCTGCGCCAGCTTGGAATGCCGTTTCTATCGCGCACATTGGAGGCAGTCCGTTCAATTCCTTTATCAGCTCTGCTTGCATTTTCACAGGATGATCAGCCATTATTCTTCTCGTAGTAGTCAGCGGCATCCACCCAACCCAGCAGGAGATCACTGTCGGACGGTGAAAGATCAATGGTTCCATTGGTGCGCTTTTGCCAGTAAGCAACTCCTTGATCGGTTTCACTCCAGGCAAATGCTTCCATAAGTTTGTAGCAGTCGCCGTTAAGAGCTTCCACTGTGGCGGCCTTGTCAAACGCAATTTTGTTCAAGAACTTTTCAGTCACTGCAGGCTTGAAAGCCTCCTTCTTTAACGCTCTATCTGCAAGCAGCCTCTCCACTGCTTGAACAATTAAAGGCCATTCGTCAATGTCAATGGGAAGTTCGGTGTCAATTTCTTCAACTCGTAGCAAGATACATTTATCTTCTCCCCCCTCGTTTTCAATGGTGACGCGGGTGGAATAGGAGCTGTCGTCGCTGGGTACGGTTTCGTAGCCAAGGTTGCGAAGTGTGTAAGGCATGGTTGAGCCTTGAGGAACCTGCCTAGCATAAGCCTCTGCCTGCCCTCGTCAATCAGTCTCAACTGTCGCTTTGAGACTCAGCACGACAGCATTCCCTTGACTGCGCCAGCAGTCACCAATCCGGCCAGGAGCCATCAAGGTCTAGCTCTTCCATGGAAGTGTGTAGGACTGTGGCAGCATGGCCAGTCTTGCCCGTGAGTGTAGGAGCGTAGCTGCCCTTCACGGAAGGCTGGAGCAAAGCCTTGAGCTTGCGGACTAACTGGTTGTGCGTGCGCTTCTTGGCAATGGTGACTGACCAAATGGCTTCAAAGCGAAGCAAGGTGCGGGAAGGCTCAGAGCGTACGGTCATGGGGCTACGGGCGAAGAGAGCGAACGCTTTTACGAGGACGAGGCTGCGCTGCAAGCTTCCTGTAGAGAGTCATGCCAGCTTCCGTGAGTGCATACAGCCCTCTCTCTGGGCGCCAAGTCAAACCTTCATTCGCCATCCTGCTCAGCGTGTTGTAGATGGTCTGCTGAGGAATGGTAACGCTAGGCAGTCGGTGGATGCTTTCAGGAGACAGTGGCACAGGCGATGATCCCAAGGCTTCAATGATGGTTTCCCTGGCGGGGCGTGAACTGTTGCTGTCAATCCTCCAAAGCAAGCGATTCTTGTAGTTGCCAATGGCGCACCGAGCTTCTCTTGTCTGACAAGGCAAGCTCCTGACGAACTCCCGCAGCAGTGCATTGTTTGGCCTCCATGAAGGAGCTGACAATGTGGCCATGGGAGCAATGGCGTCCAGGTGGGCAGTGATGGCCAGTTCGTCGTTGACAGACGCTGCTACCACCTTGAGCACAACAAGACGATGGGGAGAGTACCAGAGGAGGTCGAGCAAGCCCTGCTTGAAGGCTTCTGGCGTGGTTCGCCATGAGCAGCAGACAAAATCTGGATCGTTTTCCCATTGAACAACAAAAAAGCGACCGTCGTAGTCCATGAAAGACAGGATTGACTTACCAGAAGCACCTTACCACTTACCACTTTTGCTTGCAAGCCCTGTCGTAGCAATGCCCTCGCACTTACCACCACCCATCGTTTACAATAGCGTTATGCGCAGCGTGTGTCTACGAGCAGTGGACGTGCCAATGCGCAGTGGTGCGAGCTGGACTGAGCAATTACGAACAGTTCAGAAGCCTCCGCGAGCCGCTACGAGCGGGAGCCCCAAGCGTTCCTGACTAAGCGGCTCTGCTCTACCATCCCCTCTCAACTGCCTTCTTCTTCCAGAAGCAGAAGGACGCGGCGAGAGGGGAGCCCCAAAGCGAACGTTCTTAAGCGTCCTTCTTTACGATGCTTTCCTAAGAAACCTTCGCCAGGAGCCGAACGAGCAGAGCCCTAAGCGTTTCGTATATTAGGCTCCCTCTCACCACTAACCATCAACAATCTTCTTTCTTCTGGCGTGAGCGATAGGTCTATGGGGAAGGTGCGCTTGCGTGGGGCTGGATAAAGAAAAGAGTTCAATACTATACAAAGAAGAAGGAAACAGCACCGTACTGACCAACGCTCTTAGGGAGCTACCCACTCAAACGGTGCTTCCTGCGCGAGAGAACAATGGGAAAGAAAAGGCGGCAAGACATCCCTAATTCCAGAACAAAGCCTTTTCTTAGAGCGTATACACAACGTATCTACACAATAACTATCAGGAAAACAACTAACTGGTAATTATCAGGAATGCAACTAAAAGAAGTAATCGGCCTCTTGAACAATCGCTAAAGCTACTTCTCGTTCGGCCTGCTACGAACAATCTTATGACCTCACTCCAGCTCGCTCATTAAAGATCGTTCGGTCAGTGACGACTAGCTTCTGGAGGTATAGGCACAATGGCGAATACTTGCCTTGTATTGGCTCTTTCCCATGGTCAGGCAATACTTCATTGTGGGGAGGAAAAATGAAAACTCGATGAAAAATACGAGCCACTTGGCAGGGGATACCCCGAGCGAACCAGCGCGAGGCTGGCTGCTACTGCTCCCTGCACTGTAGCATGTGATACAGTTTCACACTTTGTAATGCTTTAATTCCGATGTAAAAGGTCGGGATTATTGGTGGATTTTCCCTCTCCCGCAAGTTAAGGCCCGTCAAGTTTGGGAACCTAACGGGCTAATGCTCGTCAACCGGCAACCTCTCAGCATGCCCTAGCAGCCCCCGCAAGGGCATCCCTCGACAATCACCCTATAGAGAATCAGCCCCTCTGCTAGTGCGGCTTCCCTGGCCACCACGTAGGCATCTCCTGGTGAGTCTGCAGACACCCTAGTGATGTAGTGACCGTGGGAGTGATGCACACTTACGCTATACATTGTCACCTAACCTCCCTGACAATGCGACGCCAAACCAGCCACGTTACGGCTTGAATTTGGCAGGCTGAATAACTAGCCCCCATGATTTGGTTGATTTGGTTAGCAGCTAGCCTATAGTCTGCCGTAATGGCAGCGTACAGTTTCGGGCTAATCTTAGGCGTTTTGGTAGTGGGGATACGTTCGCCAGTCCAGATAGCGTAGGCATGTCCGTCGATGCATACACTATCCTGACCAAGAATGCAACCATAGAATGCTCTGACCTTTAATCCGCCCAATACACTTAACGGCTCGGCGCCACTGAGTATATTTAACGCCTTTATTTTGTTAGCATTGTAAGTGGCAACTTTAACGCTGTTAGCGTCGGCATGGCCACCTAGGCAAAATGCACGGATTAAAGCATTGGCATCTGCTTGGTTACGTTGCCAGTTATTATTAGGCGACAATGCAGCTATAACACCAGCCGCGCACTCTACTGCGCAACCATACTGCCTAGACAATTGCTGACAATAGGCTAATGCGTCAGGATAGAATCGCGACCCTGCCAGTAACTCAGAATCATTAGCAGTAAAGAATACTGCTAGAATTTGCCCGTGGGATATCATCTCAGAATCCCCCGGCTTTAATGAAGCGCTGGGGCTGAAATTCGCCGCCATTATGCAAACATGCTGCAGCCTGTAGAAGTATCTCACTGAACAGCAGCCAGTGGATGGATTTAGGCGCGGTAGATTTAGCATGACGGAACGTCGCAATCTCACCTTGCATAGTAGAATCAGCGCCGAT